AGTGCTGAGATTGCGTTCTAGCAGTTCGCGTACTTGGTTGACAAGTTCTCGTTTCATGTACTATATACAACGCCTTGGCCCCGGGACCTAGCTAGAGCAATTTTGCCTAACTGAACAATGCCCAAGTGCATGCTTTGATGAACAATATTAGAGATCCTGCAAACATGGCTATGATTAAGAAATCCAAGGCTCTCATGCCTGCACCTGGGGGTTGCGGACCATGCTCTTCCATCCAACTGCGACCCAACGGTCTCACTGTGGCAGCACCAAGATGCAGATCTGCAGCCTGCACAATTACTTTTGGTGGAGGATCGGGCTCCGCAGGACGGTCTGGAAAATCAAAATCATCATCGTTGTGTTTTGTGGCCATTATTCTAATCCCAGTGTAGCAGGAGCATGATCCAGCTTGGTAGTGAATTCATCATCGTAAAAGAACGCATCTGGGTCTGTGATTGTAATGCTCAGATCACTGTGCATCAAATCATAGTCCACAAAATTGTGGTCAGCATCGTACACACGGAAATAATATGTTCCGTCATGGCCGCGTATCAAACATCCTTCAACGCCATTGGCACTTTTTGCAGTAGTCATCATTTACTCCCAAGTTCTGTGACGTTCAGCCACCCATTCCCGACCATCGTATTCCTCAACGTACCAATTGACATCATCGGGAACATCCACAATCTTCAATTCAGCATACTCACCGTCGGCGTCAGAGCCCATGAGTTCAACTATCGAAATCAAGTGCTCATCGTCTCTTGGAATGCGGCGGCTGTGAAAATCAGGATCTGTTATGCCAGCCAGTTCTCGGTATTTACTCTCGGCCTTGGCACTAAGACCAAAGCCACCGTGGCATGTGTTGATCACAACTTTAGTCATGCTGTCTCCCGATCAAATTCACAATCAACATCAGCCCACAGTGCAGGGTTCATCATGTCCATGTGATATGCACAAATTTCTTCAGCATCCTCAATGGTGGCACACCGGTCCACTGTGGTACCAACTCGCGCACCTTCCGCAGTGATGTCCCAACGAACCACGTCCCAACGATGCATTTTGTCATGCCATTCAACTGTGAATTTTATCATGCTGTCTCCCAATCTAAAGTTTTTACACCACACTCGGCCAGTCTATCAATGCCCTCATGTGGGCAGTAGATTTCACTGGCTGTCCAGCAGGCTCGAAATTCTTGCAGACCTTTGAGTTGCTGTTCATCGTCTCCTTTGTATCGCAAGCCCTCGAACCACTCATGTTTGGTTTTAACTGACAACCGTTGCACAATGTTTTGAGGTGCATCCAGTTCAAACACACACTCAGCAGGGTGCAATGCCAACATCTCGCTCACATACTTCTCGTCAAAGTATCCATCATTGTAGATAGCCATCATGCTGCCTTTCTAAAATAACCGTAGGGCAAGCCCTGCGTGAAACAAAAATAGTCAGCGTCGCCGTTGGCATGTTCAGCATCCATGAGCCATGCAATCACACGCTCACGGTCCGCACCAGTGTGCATGAGACTGGTCACACGGTCTTCAAACTTGACAATCGCGCCAGCTTCAGCTGTCTTGCGGTCAGCCTCTTCACGCTGGATCACACTGCCCAGGCTGGCAAACTCCTGTTCGAAGTCTGCAAGGGTCCAGCTGGCGGTGTCAACACCGCGGGGACGATGGCCATAGGCGTCCTTGTACATGTCCCAATAGGTGCATTGAGCTTGCTCAAGATCCGTCATGTCTTCCCAAGATTTCAACTGTTCCATTTGCGACTCCTTAAGCGTATGCGCCGGACACTTCTTCAGCACCGGGAATTTCTTCACATGCACATTCCCACATAGGGAAAGATTCGTAGTATCCTCGAAAATAATGTGCCCTCATTGCTGTATTACAGAATGGGCACACTGGCATCACAACGGGTTCTGTTTGTTCGTTCATGTCAGGCTCCTTTTTGCTTTGTATGTGACTATTATAACAGTTTGTGAATTATCGTGCAACCGATTTCACACGCACATCAGTGTTCAACGCAGGTGTGTACTTTTGTATTAACTCGCGCTCTAACCGGTGTGCAACATCTTTGCCACGCACCGTGTCCACGATGGCGTAGTTTACAGCGGCTTCGCCTGCGGCGCGAATTGCTTCGTACAGGTTCCAGCTCTTGTCCTCAGTGCGGGCGCGGTAGATGTGCTTGTTCACACGGCTACGAAGCGACATGTTTATGGTGCGCTGAGTTTTAGCGGTAATACCAATGTAGTACTCCAATCCAATTTGGATCATGTACACAATGTGGGTTCGATCAGTGCGTTTCTTTCTCATCATGTGTGTATTATAGCATTTCGGGCAATTTCGGTCAACCGAAAAGTAGTACTACAAAAGTACTACCTTTTGACTGTTGTAAATACGCTATGGATTACAGTGCTTTATTTGCAAAATCGTTGACCAATAAAGGAGTGACATTTACCCCTGTTTATCACTGCTTTGAAAGTGTCCGCTCGACGCACACAGGTTGGAATCTGCGCCTACCCGACTTTGACACAGACATCTTGTTGTTGCATTTTCAGGATCTCGTCAACATACATGATGGCCGTGTGCTGGAACTTGAACAGATAGAACAACGGTATGGATCACATGCTGACCGTGTGGTTGTAACATATTGGAATCACGGACTAGATCGAATCTACACAGGTCCGGTTCGATTGGTTGAGTTCAGCAATCACAACTATGATCTTGTGAATCAGTTGTATCTACGTTGGTCTGAATGGCAACACATTGTAGATCAGCCCCGGACACAGGCATGGCAGTGTTTGAACGGGCGCATGTGTGATCATAGGTCACGTGTGATGCAAATATTGCAAGATTGGGCTGGTGGCACATTGAGTTATCATGATCGCATAAGACTGCCCAACTACGACTACACCCAGTACACCTACAACAATGTTGACAACTTTATAAACTTGGATTACGTGTACAAGGTCTCGGCTGTGAACATTGTGACAGAAACTGAATACAACACCGCACCAGGAATCATATCAGAGAAAACCTTGTTGGCCATGGCTGCTGAACAAATACCTATCTTAATAGGACATCAGGGCATTGTGCAACACTGTGAAGAACTGGGATTTGATATGTTCACAGATCTGGTAGATACAAGTTATGACACCATGCCCAATGATGTACGTGCAGAGCAGGCTGTGTTGCTAAATCAAGACCTAATACAAGGGCGCATAGACTTGGCACCATATCAGGAACGACTACGTGCGCAACGTGAATTCTTACTGGACGACTACGCCACCATGATGGAAATTCGATTTCAACGTGATATCAATAACTTAAACTTGTGATAAATCTCTGCATGTCTCCATGCAGTGTGGCCATCATAGCTTCTTTACTGCCAAACATCACCAGTTTGTTGAGCTTGCGATTGTTGACCATGTAGTAAGGACAAGTCATGCGGCGATCTAGTGCCAACAAGTTCTTGGGAGTCAATAACTTCTCTGGCAAATCAAATGTGTAACTGCTGAGTTCCAGCAAGTTCTCAAACACATAAAAACCTTCGTATGTGAGTCTTAGGCCACCATCATCTTGAATGTTCTGCCACCAGGTGCGCATGGCTTCATCAAGAGGTGGCGCATCAGGATAACGTGTTATCAGTTCCTGAGTAAGAGCAAGTTTATTGAGCATTGGGATAGATCTTATCCCCTTGTGTCAACAGCACAACACTGAACTTGTCTGTTCGAAACTGTGTGTTGAGTTTTCTAGCCAAGTTGATGGCGTGTCCTGGGTTGGAGAACGATACTTTTTTGTACTTGGGACCAGGAAACTGAGTAAGCAAGTTGCTGGTTTTCAAGTTGATAGGCTTGGCATCAAAAAACACCGCCCAAACACCTTCTGACGCCAGCACTTGTTCTGTCTTGTAAGTCTGTTTGTTAGTGTGCTCAATTAGCACTGTAGGCTTTGGTCTTGACATATTAAACTCCGCGTTTATTTATGCCAATAACTATGTAGATTTAAAACTACCGCCGGTGATCTGCACTTCTACTATTTCTGCACCACGTGCTTGTTGTGTTCGCATTTGTTCCAGTGTGAGCAACAGTTTGGTAATATCACTATGTAGATCTTTGGCATCACGCAGGCTTATTTGTAGTTCTCGTTGTCCGCGGCTTTCTGCAGCCTTTATTGAGTCCACAAAACGATTTATGTGCATGCTCATGGTCTAAACTCCATGTGTGGTGCAATGTCGTTGTCAAAGATCTGTGCCATTTGACTCCATAATAGTTTGCGGTCAGCATCGGTCAGGCCAACACTGACCAAACCACCTGGACCATCATGTTCATTGCGGTCAAGCCCATAATCATGCCGCCAGGTGTAGCACATTGCGGTGACAATTTCTTCGCGTGTTTTCATTTTCTAGTCAGGAATGGTGACAGCACAGGTGGATGCCAACCTGTGGGCTTGAGTACCTTGCCATCTTCACGCTTGCGCACCTTGCCAGTTTCTCTATCAATCTTGGCAAAGTTTGTGGCCATAACTTCTTTCCAGGCACCTTCGGCGTCAGCACCCATGGAGTGGATAGCACCAATGGTAACAACCAAAATATCAATCAGTGCATCCAGTGTTTCTACTTGGTCGTGATTACTGATTGCAACACCGAGTTCAGCAGCTTCTTCTTCAATCAGTCCAAGATACATGTTGAATTGACTTTGATTGAATTCCTCGACCGACTGGTCACAGGCCCGCATGAATTTTTCTTGATCACGAAAGGGATTTGTCACGTGCTGCCTCCTGAGTATGAAATGGTCCTTGATATTGATAACGTTCCAACACAATTAGTTTTGGGTTGCGAATCAGTTTCCAACTACGATGTTGTTTTACAGCATACCAACCAGCGGCATACCATGACTTTGATTTGTTTTCTTTTGTGAACAGTGGCAACTTATGTTTGACATCCCACATGGGATTGAATGCTCTGCATCCTGTTTCAAATCCATGCACTTGGTCTGGCGCAGGCTTTGTGATTTTCTCAGGTGGTGCAAACTCAATGTTGGCCTGCTTTCGCACCATGGGAATGGTTTTGAACTTGCCCACTTGATCATTGATGCGCACAGTGTAGCCGTCGGCTTCAGCTTCTACCACACCAACCTTGCGATTGTCTTGCTTCAAGATCCAATACTTTTTATCCACTATGGGTTTGGCTTCGATCATCTAATACTCCTTTGTATGTTTGATTCAACCAGCGACCTATAGCATCTGCATAGTCGCTGAGTTTGGTGAGTTCATATTTGCCACAGAATCTTAGGAAGTGCGCACCTACCATGCCCACATCCTTATGACTAATCTGCTCACGTATGGCTTCATCTACGACTGCCTTGACAGCATCGGGCTGTGCAGTGAGATCAATTAACACACGATTGCGTTCATAGTCGTCCAAGACCTTGCGTTCTGTTTGTTCATGATCCATCCAACGTTGCAACATGAGATTGTTCCATGCATAGCCACGACGGTCACGATCTTCAAATGCTTCTGTGAGACCCACTTGATTCTTTGTGCCTTTGACCCGCACACCTGGATAGGCTGAGAACACATTGTCACCAGGATCACCACGCATGCACTTCAAGAACAACACCCACTTCTGATAATCCACAGGTGGCACAAAGTTGGCATCGGCTTTGCCAACCTTGATCTTGCTGTTGCTTTCAATAGAGAATGCCAAGTTTTTGCCTTTTGCGTCTGTGACACCCGCAACACTAAACAAGTGATCGTTGATGCCATTGTACAATTTTACATTGGGTGCAATCAACTGCACAAAGTCGGAATCTGAGCTGACAATAACGTGTTCGTCTTGGGGGTGTAAAGCAATCCAACGTGCAATGATGTCATCTGCTTCTGCTGTGGCACAACGAACAACACTACAATTGGTTTTTGTAGACAAGTATTTAGTCAGCTCATCATAGGTTTCCCAGAACAGCTTGTCCTCTTCTGCTTCTGACTCGCTCATTTGCCCACGTGCCACGGCACGATTGGCCTTGTAGGGCTTGTAATGATCTTTGCGCCAGCTTCGACCTTCCAGTGCAAATACCACATGATCAGCGCCTAAATCACGTGCCACTTTGTTTGCGCTCATCAAGGTCAAGTGCAGGGCAAAACCCAATTTGGTCCATGTGTCTGCGGCACGATGTGCTTGGTGTCGCGCACGGAAAAACATGTTGCTAGTATCAATCAGTAGGTAGCGCATTTGTGTTCACCAAGTTGTGTTGTTTGATGTATTGTAACACATAGTTGGCCCAAAAGCAATGGCCTTTGGCATCAAAATGGTACCATTTTGTGGGCACATGCCCATTTTGTTGCAAAATGACATTGTAAGAACCCTGTCTGTTGTAAGGGTACATGTAACTGGTACCCCAAATATGTTGATTTTGAACATCACTGAAAGTACTGTGACTACTGTAAAACAAGTGAGGGATGTTCGACCTTTGGAGTTCGGTGTGTAATGTCCAAATCTTTTCATGGCATTCCTGGGTTTTAATTGCCCAATCCACATCAACCACAAACTGTTTGTATCGTTGCTGTAGTTCTTTGGGAACCCAATCTGCCCCAGATGCGTTCACCTGATACCATGTGCCGTTGTGCAACCACTCTTCTCGTTCCCAAGTGGTCCACTGTATGACCATGAATGTGTTGTTCAGTTTGTCAGGGTTGTTGGCAATCCATTCCCTGGTGGTTCTAATGATGCGGTCATTACTGCTAGCCGACTCTGCATCACAAACCAATGTACGGCCAAGATTCTGTGCCAAATGTGTACACCAACTGGCTGCCAAATTAAGTGGATGTGGGCGACGATCTATACCGTTCTTACCATCATCCACTGCAAACGCATCTGGCACAACTGCTTCTGCGGCAGCGGTGTGACTGCACCCATTTGCATACAATATCATCTGGGACTGGGACCACCTGTGTCGTCTGCGCCCACTGGTTCCCATGCTTCCATTTTCTTTTTTATGTCTTCGGCAGTGGCCACACGCTGACGCAATTCACTGCTGCTGAACGAATGGTCGCGACCATTAAAGTGTAGTTCAATATCACGTTTGTGGCAAATCTCACGACCAGTAAATTCTCGACCTTCATATTCCACACCCAATATGCGCACGTCAATGGGCAATATCAACAACAGGTCTTCTAGATCTTTTTCTGTGTTGTACACCCAAACTTCATCCACGTACTTGCAACCTATCAGTTGCAGTTGTCGTTCTACAATGCTCTGCACTGGGCGATTTTTATTAGGACGATCCAAGGTGGGATCGTTTTGCAACGCACAAATCAAGTAGTCGCATTCTTCTTTGGCCTCACGCAACATGGCAATGTGACCAGCGTGTAACAAATCAAAAGTGCTGGCAGTAAAGCCCACACGTCTTCCATCCATCATATCAATTTCCTTAACTAATCTCGGTGCGTCCGTCACCAATGTCACGGGTGTGTACATAACCGCCTGCTGAGTTGCGCATGGCTTGGTCCTGTTCCCATGTTTCCATCACAACATGTCTGCACACATTTTGGAACCAACGATCCACAATGTCTGAGTCTGCGTCTGTGGGTTTCATCATGTAACCGGCCTTGACCAGGCGTGCAATGAATATTTCATTCCAGTCCAGTTCAAATGCACCTTGGTGCAAGTTGTTGGGATCAATGTCCATGGCAAGAATAGCCACATAAGGTTCGTTGTTTTCTGTGGCCAGTTGTTTGGCAGTTTTCTCAGGCGCCTTGGGCACACGGATAACTTTTTCCGCTACAGGTTTAGGTTCTGGCTTTTTCTTGAATCGATCAAAGAATCCCATTATTTTCCCCACCCATTGCCCCAAAGGTCAACGTGTAATCGTGGACTGTACCAGTAACCACGTTTGAGTGCTTCGTCGGCCACATTGATTCTATTGCCATCATACACACTGACCACACCGCCCACAGGCATCACAAACACAGGACCACCAAACTCACGCAGTCGATATTCATCCACTGCACGATCCAGTTCGTCAAAGTCTTCAACTTTTTCCACAACAAACTTGAGATATGTAATACCATGTGTCTCATAATCCCAAACTACATCAGGCTTGATAGCGTCCGCCCAGGACTCACCACTGACACTTAATTTTGGACTAACACTGAATGTGATCTCACCAAACCAGTTGCGCAAGTAATCTCTAAACTCTCGACTTAGCTCTTGAGTACCATTGGTCTCAAATGTGATGTGTCGCAAGCCACGTTCGGCCAAAACATCCAACAGTTCTGGATAAGCACGTTGCCAACCCAGCAATGGTTCACCACCAGTGATTACCAAATGCACAGGATTGCCATTGGGTTGCAACCAGTTGCCATTGGGCAATAGCTCAGTCATTCGGTTCACAAGCTCTTCCACTGTGTATGTGGGACTCAAGTGTTTGAAGTCTGGATGCCAGCTTGCATAACTGTCACAGCCTGTGTTCACCAATGGCAGTTCTTCAAATGTTTTGTACAATTCCACAGTCTTGGCCACTTCGTCTGCTTCTTTACTCTTCTCACCAGGTTTACACCCAAACCCTGAACAGGTAAAGTTGCAACCAAACATGCGTAAAAATACACTAGGCACACCAACATAGCGTCCTTCGCCTTGTGCTGAATAAAATAATTCTGATACTTTTAATTTCATAATCTTGTTACCTTTGTCATGCCCGACTTGCGGGGATCTTTATTTAGATTGATACTTTGTTCATGCATTTTAACACGAGTTTCTGCCTTTGTCACCCAGCCTGGTAATACTGCGTCCAAATAGGCCAAATGCTCGTCTGGACTGGGATGTGGATCCCCATTTCTATTGGGCCATCCAGTTTCAGCAAACACAGTTTTGTCATAACCCAGCAAGATAGTATCTAGTACATCACTGTACAATCTCATGACATCTCTGTGCAAACTAACATCATCGTCGGGCCAAGGACGAGCCATGAGTTCTACCATGCTCAAGAAACGCCAAGTCAATCCAGGACGATTTTCCAACAACGTTTTTACTGCTTTGATGTAAGCAAGATCTCTAATTAAAAATCCTCGCTCATCAATGTGTGTTTTGAGATATTCTTTGTTGAACACGTTGGTTGCAAAATGCGCATTGCCTGGAGTATGCCACCGTCCATCAACATAACGATCTTCGCGATCTAAACTGGTCCAACAAACTATCACAGTGTCACCTGTACCAAATTGATGACGCTGATCAGCTTCCATTACTGAGTTAAAAATGTAATGATTGCCGCCTCCGGCTTGCCCCCAATTTTCAAAGTGATCAAATTCTGGAGCAAGACAGTCGGCCCAGGTGCTCCAACGATAGTTGGTAAAACTGCACCCAAATGTAAACAGCCTTGACATCACGCCACTAGTTGTTTTTTCTTTACTGAAAAACTGCCTTGTGCTTTGGCAGCACCTGCGCCTCGACGTGCGCCTTTGGAGTCTCCGCCGCTGACGCGATCCACTGTGGCTTTGCCAAAGTTTCTGCGTCTTGCAAAGTAAAACAACTCCAAGAATCTGTTGAAGCTCATGGTCTTGTCTTCAGGAAAATCCAAACGATACACCGTGAAGACTTTTTCCAATGGCTTGCTAAAGCTCAAATATTCCCAAATGTTGTAGTCCAACTGCAAGTTCATGGGATACTGATTTCTATCATCATACTTGATGTAGTAACTTCTTTGCAGTTTCATCAAGCTGGCCAGCAGATCTGGGGGCAAGTTGTAACGTTCCAAAAACTTTTCCAAATGATCATACAACTGCTCCACTTGATTTTCCTGGTGCATGTTCATGCTGGTTCTGTGAATGATGTTCCAGCCGTGTATTTCCACACCAATTTTGGGATGGTTAATGCGCCCAGTCATCATCCAATTGTTGAAATACAT